ACTGTCCGGTCGGATAGCCGAGGAAGCGAGACAGGCACACACGCTCGAACTGTGCATTGAATGCCCATTTGGTCACGGCAGGGTCGGTCAGCGCAGAGCGGACATCAGCAGGAATCGTTTCTCCGGCAGCCAGATCCACGACCTTCACCGGAGCACCGTCTGCTGAGTAGCCGAAAAGCAGTACCTCGAAATCCGGGGCTTCGGCATAGCGGTACACGCCGCATTTGGTGAGGTTCTCGGAGGAGAAGGTCTCAATATCGATGCTAAGTGTTTTCATACGCATTCCTTCCTACGGAATATGGGTGGCAGAGGTCAATTTCTGCCACCCACAGAGCCGTCTGGGGTTACTTCAATTCCTTCATGCGCTTCTCGTGGTATTCCAGGTCACGGGAAGCCTGTTCCTTCTCACGCTTTTCACGCTTGTGGTCATTGCTGATGCCCTGCACCAACCAAACGAAGAAGCCGATGCTGAGGCAGGCCCAGATGCCAAGGAGGGCGGTTACCAGGATGTTCTGAATCAGTTCCATTGTGTTGCACTCCTTTCTCAGGACAGGAAGTCGTCGTCCAGGTCGGTGGCGAAATCGTCAGCCGCAGAGGACTTGCCGCCGAGAGGCTCACCGTCACGAACCTTCTGGATGTTGCCAAGGCCACAGGCGATGCCGCGGTTACCGTTGGAGTTGAAGGCGTAGAAGTTGACGGACACTCTGGCATAGCAGCCGGAATACACCTCGGAACGGTCGAGAATCGGCTGAACGCTGCGGTCCACGATCTGGGGCGCGGTAGTGCTGTTGGCGTTTACGAAGAAGCTGTTCTTGTAGGCTTCATCGTCACGCTCGGTATCGCCGTCACGGAGCGGGAGCTTCAGAGCCGCCTTATTGGGAATCTTCCCGCCGAACTTGGCGACGCCTTCCTTGATGGCAGCGTCCACGGCTGCGTTGATAGCGTCGAGGGTCTGCTTATCGGATTTCGGAATAATGAGGGACACGGAATACTTGGGGTTGCTGCCGTTGATGGAGGCAGGCTCCCACACGTTTGCGTAGGACAGGCGGACAACGCCGGTCACAACTTTGGTCGAATTCATCTTGTTAGCCATAATTACAGTTCTCCTTTATAGTCGGTAAAGTCTTGTTTTGCACCCGTGGTCGTAATAGCCGGACGCCGGTCGGATGCGGGAACGAGCGTCGGCTTTCCTTTGGGCTTGACGACCAGACTGCCGAGCACCTCGGCAAAGGTCTTTTTGCCCATGAGCTTCTCCATCTCGGTGATGGGAATGAGGGACTTCTTGAAGATGTCGGTATACCCGGCCGCACGGGCAGCAGCGACAACGGCATCCTCATCGGTGTACTTGCGATTGGTGCGGCTCTCCACCAGCTTGTAGCCGGGCCACTGTTTTCCGTGGTTGACCGCTGCTTCCTGGGCGTAGGCCATGAGTTCATTTGCCCATTTAGTGAGGTCATCCAGCTTCCCGAGAATGTCGCCGATCTCCGCATCGGAAAGCAGAGGCGGCTGGGCAAACTCATATTTGGCAAGTTGGAGCTTGGCATCGGCTCTGGCTCGGCACTTGACCGCCGCCTTGCAGAATTGGCACCAGCTTCCGGGGCAGTATTCACCTTCGCCTTTGAAGGCAAGCTCTGCTTTGGGTTTCAGCGTCTTTTCCGCCCAATCCCGAAGCTCGGCAACGGAAATGACCCATGTGCTGACATTCTCCCGGCGGGGCTGGTAGATGGTCATGGAAACTGTCTCAATGTCGTAGAGACAATCGAAGATGCGGAGCGCACCGAGGGCGTACAACATCATCTGCGGATTTTCCTCGGCATTCACCAACACGCCCTGGCCGTACTTCAGATCGATAATGTGGAGGAGCTTGTCTGCCACGATGAGGCAGTCGCCGGTGCCGAAGCCGTCCGGCACATAGCAGGAGAAGTCCAGCCGCTGCTCAATGAGCACTTTGGGGTCCGGGCAGTCCTGCCGGGCTTCCTCAATGGCTTCCAGAACGAACTCCAGGTAACTGTCCGTGTACATCTCCATCTCGTCGGAGTCGTACTTGCTGACCGGGCGGGTGGAGCGCATCTTCAGCGCCTTGCGGAGCTTGTGTTCCGCCAGCGCATGAGCGGCGGTGCCTTCGGCTGCGGCTTCCGTTTCTCTGTCCTCAAACTCTAATTCCAACCTTGCGGATGGGTTGCAGTGGAGCCAGCGGTGAGAGGAAGATGCCGAGAGGACTGCGTGACGATTAGGTGGCATCCTTCAGCACCTCCACATCTTTGAGCAGCGCCTCATAGTGCTTGGGGTCGATGCCGGAGAGCTTCGGAGCACCGTACTTTTTAAGGAGCGCCTGGATCTCGGTCGTGAATCCGGCTCGGCTCTTTTCACCGAGGACTGCTCGGACTTCCTCCAGCGTCAGTTCCTTTTTGGGAGCAGGTGCAGGCGTCTTCGGCTCTGCATCGACAGTCGGCTCATTCTGCAGCATGGCATCCGCCACAGCCTGAACGCTGTCCGCCAGGGAGCGAAGATCCTCGACCACATCGAGCAGGAGCTTGACCTTACTCATGTACACCACCTCCCATCGGAACTTCGGTGATGGCAATGGATTCGACCGAGTTGCCGGGAACCACGACCATGACCTTCTGCTTGGGTCCCAGAAGCAAGGTGAAGAGTTTCTCGCGGATGCTGACCGTTCTGCAAGCAACTACGCCGCCGTTTCTGGGCTTGTCTGAAACACGGATATTCAAGTTGTGTCTCATACGGGGTTACCGTCCTTTCCGGAGGGCTTGTATTTTGTTGCCTTCCGGTGTACCCAGAAAAATCGGGGATTTGTCAGGGTGTCTGGCGGAAAATTTTCAAAAACTTTTTTCTGCCTGCCTCGATGGACACGGAAACAGACTGAAAGCTGGCCTCTTCGATGGCAGCGATTTCCCGCAGGGTCTTGCCGTTTGCGTACAGTCGAAGCCGGCGCTGCTGGGTGGCAGTCAAATGCGAGAAGGCTTCTCGGATACGAGCGGTCTGTTCTGCCGAATCATCCTCTACGGCATATTCGTCGCAAGCACCGTACTCCTCGCCCTCGTAGTCGATGGCGTCGTAGGAGTAGCAATGGTAGCGATGACGCTCGTCCTGCGCGTGCTCCGCCTTACGGCTGTCGATGATGACGGCACCGATTTCGTCAGAAACCTCGACCTCCGTCACTGTTCCGTCCAAGAATGCGTATTTGATTTTCATAATGTGTCCTTTCCGCTTGAGACGGCACTGAGCGGTCGGGACACAAAAAGAGCCGGTGGTCACGATGGACAACACCGGCAGACAGAACCTACAAGAAGGCATGGCAAAGCACGGTGGGTACATCGAGTTCAAAAAAACCTTGGTGGGGTTTTCGGTTCTCTATGTATCCCGCCGCCTCTAATGCGCATCTCAAGGCTTTGAGATTAAATTTGGTGGGGCTACTTGCCCCAAGGGGTATATAAGGTTTTTCAGATCTTCGAGAAAAACAAAAGACGGCCGGGACATAGCGCACCCCACGAAGGGGAGGCTAAATCCTGGCCGTCTTGCAGCTCTGCGGACTTGTTATTCTCTTTTGTGCTTACGCAGCACGGGGATGGCTTTTTACATGAAAAGCCCTTGTGCTGATTCGCGTCATAACCGTTTCGGTATCTCGCAGTGTTACTGTGAAGCTGTCGCCCACAGGCACGGTCATTCTTACCGCACGGTCTTTGTGCTGGATCTCAACGATCCCTGTCTGGGCATCCGCCATGCAGACGAGATGTCCTTTACAATCTCGGTACGCTACCATCGGGGTCCTCCTTTCTTGCAGTAGTCATAGGCACCACCTCCTTAATGTTACCTTGTTAGCAAACTTGCTAACGCTTGCTGTAAAAAAACACAGCGGGCGGTAAAACCCGCTGTAGTTTTCGATATGGACGCTCAAGAACCGACCACGCCTGCAAAATCCATGATGGCAGAAGCGTAGGAATAATCGGTCGTATCGTTGGTTTTGATGTAACCGAGGTCTTTGAGCCTGTTTGTCGCCGCCTGGATGGAAACATCGAAGCAGTCAGACATTTTAGCGATCAGTATCGCACGGGATGTAGGAGTTTTGAGCTTGTCCTTGCAGGATCGTGCCAGCAGATCCACCGAACACTTTGGCATCAAAACGGCAGCGGACAGATGGTTGGCCTGCCATTCCATCCAGTCATGGTCGTCCCATTTGCGAGTGTCCGATTTATTTGTCATGCCATTGTCGACCCGGCACTGTATCATGGGGGCGATGAGCTCATCGTCAAAAATGGATACCTGGTCGGGGTTATACGAGAAATAGCCGGAATGGAAGATGTCATGCCCACCCTCATGTCCGAGCGTAAAGCGGTAACGATGCCGTTGGCTCTCATCCA